GCTCCACTTTTTCAAAAGTGGATTTGGTTCTTACTTCGTTACAACCTTCAGTGAAGCACCTTTTCTACTACGTAGTGAATATGTTTTGCTCCACTTTTTCTAAAAGTGGATAAGGTGGAAAAGGTTGACAATATAAGTTGTCGCTGCAAATAATAAACCACCCCATAAAGTGTCTATGATTACAGTGAGCAATGACCAATTTTTGAAAGTAGCATAATTCGTGGTTTCATACACACCATAAATCACAATACCTAATAAAAACGCATCACTTACGCTCTTCTTGGGTTTAATGATGAAATAATTGAGACCTACTATCAAAAATACATAACAAAGGGCCGCCCCTAAATAATTAAATTTAACTGCACTCCCTTGAACGCTTTTAAGTTGATTGTCTAAATATCCTTTCATGACATTCAAATAGACGAAATCAATGGAAATCAATACAATGGCGCTGAGTAACATTAAAAAGTTAAACATTTATATATTAACCAAATATTTTTCGTTTTTCTAGATAGGAAGTTTAGAGTAAGTTATTCATTTTTCGAAAACTTTTTTACTATAGTATTATATAAATGTCTGTTGGATATACTAGCCCCATTAATGGAAGTAATACGGCTTTCAGTATTTTTGCCAAAAATTTAAAAAATGCAGGAGGTGCCATTCAAGGATGGATGCCACAAACAACTCAATTAACCGATAAACGATACCCAGAATACGAACACATTCGTTTCACCTTAAAGAATGCCTGGAACACCAATTACAGAAGACAATTAAGAGTAAATGATTTGAAGCAAAGTATCACTACTCCTTTCCGCGCGGTGAATAACGCAGGTGATTTATTAAGTCGCGAAAATTATTCTTGTGGGGGTAGTTGTCAATCATTTCAAAGTAGACCTGGATTGAAAGGTTTAAGACAACACTTTGGTTCTGTGCAATCTAGTTGTGTTCCATCCGCGGCCTATAATAGTCTGCAATTGATAAAAAACGTTCCTGCTGCCGCATGCAATGTCAAATACGTTTACGACAGCTCTGATTACATTACTTATTTGAAACAACGCGCTGTTGTTAAAAATTATAATGATTTCTCCTTTGGAGGCGATGATTCTTTTTCGTCACAAGTCGCACAAAAGGCAATCCGACGATACTAATTCCAATCCACCTTTGGGAAAGGTCCAAAGGGACTTCCGCGAAGCTTAAGCCGTTGCGGAGCCAAATCCACTTTTAGGAAAAAGTTATAACGAAGTAAGAGCCAAAACCATATCCACCTTTAGGAAACCAAGGGTGCTTCGCTGAAGTTCCCCTTTTTGGATAAAATCATGTAACGCCTATATATGGAAAAGGATAAACGCAAACAAATCTTGTATCAAAAAACGGAATTCAATAGTCATAAAATTTGTCAGCTACCATCTATATTCAAATGCTGCAAATGTAAACGCAACAACACAACTCAAACGGCTCCAACCCAAAACTGTTTATTTTGTGGCACGCCAAATTATGTGAAAGTTAAATGATAATATAATATTATTATATTTTATTATGACAACTCCGTATGCTGTTTCAACAAATATAGGTTCTATGTCTTATAACAATTATGTAAATGCCCCTATCACTGGACCTTTAAGCACCAATCAAACACCTGCGCAAATTCCTTACCATAGTTATGGTATATTAAGCGGCATTCGACCCACCCCACCACAATTCTACTCTATGCAAACCCCAGTGGACGCACAAATGAACACTAACGCACGCCATCAATATTTAAGGACATCCGTAAATAATCAAGCCCTACAACAACAAATAGCTTTAGGAAAAGCCTCCGCCCCTTTAGGTTTTAAAATTGCTTCTTCACAAAGAACCGTTCCTGTATCATCTCACACCAATTATATTCCTCCAGTGCCATCCTCCTTGTACGTAAATGTGCGTAAAAGTAACGCGGTTGGGCAAAGTGCTTATAAAGTAAATTTACCCAATGCTGCACCTACTGGCACCAAAAGTTATTATCCTAGTGGAACGAGAAGCACGTTAAGAAGAGCTCGTTCTGGCGGATGTGTAGCACCAAAAAAGAAGGGGTCTATATATAATACCAGTTTAACGAATGGACAAGTGTGCGCTTGGGGGTCAATTGTGCGTCAAAATTATTAGGCAATAAATAATAATACAATAAATAATAATGCAATAAATACTAATGCGATAACTAATAATGCAATAAATAATAATGCAATAAAACGAAAAGCAAAAGGTCAAAAAAGTAAAATAACCCATCAAAAAACATGAAAAAAAAATAATATTTAGTATTATTATAATATGTCATACCCTGTTTTAACTCCTACATACGGTCTTGGCAGTTACGGTAGAACTGGTCCTGCCTTACTTATTAGCTCGCCTCGCACTAAAAATGGCTCTCAAGGTAGAATTTACGCTTGGATGAAAAGACGCGGCCAAGGTGAACAATATATTAACTTTTTACTAAATGCTATTGGTCCACAACGTTACGTAAACCCATGGACTTATATTTAATCGCACACGATGATTTACCATTTGGTATTTAGTTATTTTTTGTATTAGTAAAAATGTATGATTATAAATTAATTATACATTTTGCTTTATTTGCATATGAAATATTTTATCACGTTTTTATATAAATGAACAAATATTTAGTTGAATTTTTAGGAACCATGTTCTTAATGTTTGTTGTTTTTTCTACAGGACACTGGGCTGCTATCGGCGCTGCTTTAGCGATTGCAGCTTTATTAGGCGGTCCTATTTCTGGCGGTGCGTATAACCCTGCCGTTGCTATTTCTCTCTATGCAGCTGGAAAAGTATCCAAATCGGATTTACTTCCTTATATTATTGTAGAAATATTAGGTGCTTTAGGTGCTTTTTACCTTTACAAAAAATTTGTAAATAAAGCCTAATACCTTATTCGTAACATTTAGGCCTTTGTACATTTTGAAAATATTATTAATTTCTTTTAGTATATTATATAATGCCAAAAAGAAATAGCAATAAAAGTCGAAGAATGAGAGGAGGATTTTTAGATTCATTATCAAATAGCATTTCAAGTGGGTGGAATTCTGTATCGCAAGGCGCATCTAGCATGTGGGATAAAACAAAAAATGCCGCGTCTAGTGCCTACTCATCTGCGTCTAACGCATATTCTTCTGCTACAACACCATCGCTTAGTACACCAACTTCTACTGCACCATCCACTGTTATACCAGATACATCAACCCCCATGTATCCTTCTTCTGCAACTGGAGGAAAAAAACGCAAAACTAGGAAAATGCGTGGTGGGTATAGTTCAAATACAATGCTAACAGGTTTGGCTGCATCTGCTTCACCAATTTCAGGTATAAAATCCGCACAACCACATCATTGGGTGGGAGGTAGAACCAAAAGAAGACGCACGAAATGTAATAGATGTAATAGATGCAATTCCAAATCTTGTAGACATAGAAAATAAGCAACTCATGTATAACTTGTATAACTTGTATAAATTATAGAATACAAGTTATTATCGCGATTTCTCCATAAAACGATATAAAATATAAATTCCGACTCCTGCCAAACTAGCCAAATACAATTGAGCCAATGGGTCATCTGACATGACTGGGCTATCTTCTTTACTGATAACTTCCTCGTCTCCATTTAGAAATGCCTCCTGACATTTGCTCTTGGTAATCGGATTTTTCTTTTTTGGAAAAGAGCATGGGTCGATACTGTAAATATCTGCCAACGTGACATAATGTGTTTCAGAAGATTTATTATTTTTAGAATTAATGGTTTGCATTGTGATTTCTTGACAAGGCGGCGTAGACCCAGATAAAAATGCTCTAGTAATGGCGAATGGATTTAAAACATTTAAATTACCCATAGCACCTGGTATTAACCCTTTTAATTCAGAAAAATTTACACCTAAACCAGATGAAATAAACGGAATATTTCCTTGAGGAACATTATTAACATAAATATATCTATCCACTTGTTTGCAAGTAGATGGGTCCTTTTTATCTTTACACTTATCTTTTGCCGCGCATTTTGCACCAGTTTTCAAAAAAAACTTATTCCCTAAAGGTCCTCCAGTAGCAGATGCTTTACTTTTTCCTTGCACTAGTAATTCAACATACTGAATTAATCCGTCTATATCTTTGCCCATTTGTTGGATAGTTCCTTTATCACTCATACCAATTTGAGTAGGTGTTTTAATATTTTTGTAATATGGATATGTAGGGCCGAGTAATTTTTCTTGGACTCCTTCAGCATCTGTTAATACTTGTTGAAATACATTGGACATGGTAGTTAAACTATATAAATATATTTATTTTTGTAAATAAATATAATATTCTATATATCTTGGCCAAATTGTCTACATATTATCATGTTTCGTCGGTCGTCGTAGCACCAGTAATCTCAGGTGCAGTTCCTCCAGTCATTTGATTCGCATACTCTTGTTGAGCACTCACTAACCCATTGACTTGGTCTTGTAAAGCGACAACGTTACCACTTAAATCTTGCACTTGTTGAAACATACCTTGAACCGCATCTAACCTTTGTTTTAAATAATCAATATTTCCTGCATTTTGTTGTGCCAAAATCAGTGCATTATCTGGATTATTCATATTATATGGATTATAACTTGTATTGTTCGTGCTAGTGGAACTGGTATTATTCTCTAATCCTTCTATAACATGATTTGCTAAAATTATTTGATAACCAATTAATATAATAAAAAAGAGTATCAATATATTTATCAATAATGGCATTATTATTATATTATAATATTATTATAGTTTTATTTTCTTCTATAATAATATAAATGTCAACAGCCGTTTACCCATTAGGAATGAATTCAAAGCCAGCTTCAGGATATAATCATAGAAGCACTTATTCAAATAAACAATATATTTCATGGAAAGGAACTGGTATAAATAGTAATCCTGTAGGAATAGCATCAGGACATATTCGTCCTTTAACAAACAATGACCCAGGAAACGTATTTCCGACTGGTTTTGGTTTACCCAGACCTATTAAACATTTTAGAAAAGGTAGAGTTATACCACCAACACCCATTGAGGCAAACGACCTCATTGGGAAAGACCCATATAACAACAATATTACGCTAGATATCAACGAAGCGGCTTTAATTAATTACAATATAAACAGATTTGTTAGGTCCAGTAAAGGAACATCATTAGGCGGAGGTTTTGGAGGCTCTGGTTTGTTAAATGATATGCAAGATAAACCAGGTGCATTTACCGTTAAAATAAATCAACCCACCGAAGTAGATGGTGTCTCTGCCTTGAATTCTGATTGTAAGACTTGCGAAGGGATTGGCATCGTATCTAGTTATTATCCGAATAAGGCGTATTTAACCGAAAATCCAGAACCAAATACAACCAATTCTATCTTGTGCTGTAATGAAGAATACAAGGCTAAAAGACGAGCCATTTACGCCAGCACAAACCTTAAAAAGAACTATTATACCAGCTCCAAACAATATTTACAAAATAGATGCAAAACGTATGACCAAAAAGCGTTTAATTTCTTATCCTATAGAACAAACTTGGACGCATCCGTGTATAACGCAAATCCTTACTACATCTCTGTAGACGGAAACAATGGTCCGACACCAGGCAGTCCACTCGCACTGGCAAATACTTATTTGGCCAATTGCCAGCCAAACGCGCAAATTTACGATGCCACTGAAAATGTACTGATTGAACAAATGTTAGCCATCATGGTAAACGCCGCTATTTTAACACCAACAGAGGTGTATACTTTCAATCATTTGGGCATTAATTCCATCAAAGGGTTTTTTGACTGGTTAAATAGTTTGCCTGATGGTAAAAAAACCGCCGCGCTTAAAGTATTTACAGATTTTATTGGTAATCCATATTGGGGAATGCCTCTCACTGGACCATCTAATCCAGCAGGATGTCAACTGGTAGTGTATAAACCAAACAACTATCAATATGCAAAACAGGGTGCGGTGGATAGTTCTACTAGAAATCTGAAATTGAATGTGGACACCATTTCCACCAATGCGGCTTCAATTCAAAACTACAACAATACTGGTCCGCAATTGGTGAGTGCCAACCAACTTTATGCGGGTGTTTCACCGAATATTTCAAATTTAACAAAAAATAAAGTGCCTGGTTGCAATACACCAACGGTATTTCAATATCAAAACAAAAAATTGTGTTATTACAAAAGATTGCCAGAATATCAAGTTCCTGCTTCCCAGCCAAGTCCATATCGTTATTTTCCTGGCACCATTTTCAGTTCAAATCATTTTTCACAATCACCAAATACATATAATACATCGTCTAGAACGATTTAGAGCAACCTATATTCGGTTTCTGAATCTATTACTGTGTCCGTTTCTGTTTCCATTTCTGTTTCCGTTTCCATTTCTGTTTCCGTTTCCATTTCTGTTTCCGTTTCCATTTCTGTTTCCGTTTCCATTTCTATCACTACTTCTCCACCAAAGTCAATTAATTTTGTTTCTTTGTTAATTGGTAAAAATATATTTGTTTTTTCGGTAAATTTGTTACAAGGTATTTTATGTTTTTCACACCATGACACCGATTTATGAATATTTGTTTTTTTTATGGTTTCTATTTTTTCTTCTTTATTTTTATTTTTTAATATATTCATTATTAAATCCAATGATTCTAATTGTTGCTGACCAGATATAATATTCATATCGTCGATTTTTAACAAATAATAATACGGAATTTCATGGTCTAATAGAGACACTATTCGTTTCCCTTCTAATTTTTTTAAAAAAACAAACAACCGAATATAATTTAACTTGAAATTGGCGTTTTTTTCTCTAGTCTTGAAATTTTTACAAACAATATATTTTTCGAACGTTGTTATATTATTCGTATTTGGTTTTAAAATAATTATTCTTTCGTATAATGATGATAATACATATAAAATATCTACGATTGGCTTATGAAAAACGTCGCTTATTTTAATTATACAGCTCCCTTTATTTGCTTGATTTCTTAAAATAATCATTAAAACCTCAATAAAAGAATATATATATTGATTCAATTCACCCTTCTTTGTTTCAAAAAATAAAAAATTGTATTTTTGGTCGCCAATTAGTTTAATTATACTATCATTTATTTCGTTATAATAGGTTATTTCGTCAGTGTAATCTTCGCGCAACATTTCAAAACATTCTATCGTATCAGTATGATTATGCGTTAGATGTAGTGTTTTTATGGTTTGTAATTTATATGATTCAAAAATATTCACAATGGAACATATTTCTAAAAAATCATAAAATAAATTCGTTTTTGGTTTCAGTTTACTCACTGAAAATTTTGAACCAGGAACTTTTGAAAAAATATATTCATATGGATTTACGATTTTAATTAGGTCTTCATAGGATAGATTATTGTCAGTATCGTTTTCACAAATACTTTTAATTTGTTTATTTGATTCCGTATAATATTTTAATAAACTTTGTGATATATATGGATACGAATGTAATTTGTTATTGCTGCTATCTATAGGATTTACAATAACTGTATTATTAATTTTTGGTAATATATAATAATTCATAGATATACTATTATTATATACTAATAATTTTTATTTAAGTTTGTTACGAGTTTTATGATAATAAAGCAACCGCCGTGAAACAACAAATACAATATAAACCAATTGTAAATATTATTTATGCATCATCATCGTCGCTTTCTATAACTATTTTTTTGGTGATTTTGGATGATTTTTCTTTGTTGGTGGTTGGTTTTTCTTTGTTGGTGGTTGGTTTTTCTTTGTTGGTGGTTGGTTTTTCTTTGTTGGTGGTTGGTAAGTCCGTTGCATTTGTATCAACCGACTCTGCCAATAAAATCTTTTTACTCAATTTGCGCACTTTAGGTTTTAAACGTTTCACTTCTTCTACCGCTACTTTTTGCGCATGTTTCGTATCTTCAGCGTTTCGTAATGCAGCGGTTTCTTCATATTCGCCTAATTCCAGTTCTACATTTTCGGTATTCACCGTTCTTATTTTTTTATAAACAAAATAACGATTCAAGAATGAAATTTTCTTTTCAGGCTCAGTCATATAAGGAGCTTGGTCGTATTCCTTTGCTTTAAACTTGTTTTTAGCAATTTCATCCATCATGTGCAAGAACAATTCACTAAATAAACCAGAACCCTCAGGTAGTCCCATATCTTTTGCCTCTTCGCGAGTGATTAATTCAAAACCATAAGCACTCATTACACGATTCAAATAATCGAAATTCACCAAATATTCCGATATAGTTTGATTGATAGACTCTTGATATACATCAATTCTATAACCAATGGAACTGGAGTCATCTGCAAAGGTTTCGCCTCCATAACCCTTTGTGATTTCCCATATTTTTCTACCACCTTCCACAATTTTCACCGAATCCCCTGTTTTGGTTTTTTTAAGTTCATGAAACACCAATTTACCATCATAACACGTGCCAATAAAGTATCCGTTATGTTTAGTGCATTCAACAATGTTTTTCATAAAACCTCTTAATGTATCTGGATTTTCAAAGAAATAGTGAATCGCAAATTGACAAGACGATACATTAAATCCGTCAGCCCCTTTACCATATTGTCTAGATACGCCTTTGCCAATTTTTTCCGCTTCCTTGGGACCTCTACCGAATACCGCAGAAGTAATTTGTTTCGCTTTATCGTTTAACATGGCACTACCATCTTTAATATTAAATGCACTGTTTCCATTTACAAATAAAGCATAGGGCACATTCTTGTTGGATTTCTTCATATTTAAGAATCTGGCACACGCACCATCCAAACGATTTTCCAAGTTATCCTTCGAAATATCAATACCAAATACAAATGATAATTTTGCACTAATCCATTTAGGAAGGTCTCCTGCTTTACCACATGCAAAATCTATTAAAGTGTCGCCTTGTTTAGATACACCCACAATCAAGGATTTTTTTACATACAAATTATGGAAATTTTTCATGGCTTCTGTTTTAAATTTTCCAGCTGGAGTGTTGTAATACACATCTTCACTCACCGATATACTAGGTATGTTTAACCCAGTGCATAACATATCTTCGTTTATTCTTCCACTGGGGTGAATTGATTTCCAGTTTTCATTACACACCTTATATGCATTACCGTATTCTTTTTCACCTCGCCTCATTTTAGCAGTTTTATCATGACGCACACGCAATGGTATCCATTTCCAGCCGTCCTCTTTCTCCAAATCATATCTGAATTCGACAATGGTATTGTCTTCAAAAACTTCATTTTCTTCGGAAAACATTTTTTTCCCACCAGAACCATCTATGCGTAACATTATATTACATAAACCAGCATTAGGGTCGTATGGTTCCGTAGGATAAAACCGTTTCGGCATATAATCGTTGTCTTGTTTGTCTTCATAACGATGGGTAAATTCAGGAATGCGGTCGTCAATGACATCTTGAAATGGATTTATATATCCATCTTTAGATTCTTTAAATCCGCATCGCAGTTCAATCATTTTATATTCGTTATGTTGAACAGATGCGTCGTTATTCAATCCGTCTTCAAAATATGATTTAATGGTATCCTCGCCATTGGGTCCCTTCATAGTAGTCACTAAGAAATCAATCGTGTTATATTGTGGTGGTTTCCATTTGAAAGATTGTTCCCAAGTAATTTTAGTTTTCGGCCCTGCTTTGCCAATGGCGTTTGCACCTACCCCATAAAACGCGTGGGTAAATATCAAACCATCTGTGATATATTCGAATCTATCTTGACGCACTTTTTGTAAAATGGTATTACATCCTTCAAATATAGTTTGATTACTATTATTTGGAAAGAATTCCTTTACAGAAAAACGGATAGGTGACATAAATTCTTGCGCTGTCTTGTACTTTTCTACCATATCTTTAATCGTTTTTTCGTCTTTTCTACTAGTATCCATGATGGACATTGGTTTCAAATTATATTCAATATACTTTAATACTTGATATCTAGATTTATATATATCCTTTTCATTTTCCAACAACATAAAGGTGTACGAACGTATGTCTTGGTTTTTTACATAATAAATATCAAAGGCCGCATACAAATTAATAAAATTGCCGTTTTTATCATGGGCAATCAATTCGCCATCCAATATAGTATTGAAGCATTCTTTATGAATGGTTTTGGCACCAGTAAATATAACATCCATATTTGTATTGATAAGATAAATCTTACCTTCCGCGGATATAAACATCAAATGGCGTTCACCATCAGCCTTTTCAGTCACTACAAATTCTTTTCTGATATTCGACTCGTTTGAATTACTGTCAAATGGCGCAATATTTTTTAACTGTAATGTGATGGAATTTGGTCCTATGAAATTTTTGCTCGATACGTATTTCTTAGATTCATATTCGTCTTTCCAAATCATTTTCATATAGGATTCGATAACTTGGTTTTGTTCTGGATAGGATATAGGATAATTCGTGCCTTGTAGTCCACTTAATACATATTTAATGACTTTCCTTAAAGACTCGACTATGACCTGCGGACTATGAAATGTAGTGGATGGACCTATGCGTTTATTGTTTATTTCAATTTCAATTTCATATCCTTCTTGGTTATTGAAAACATTCGATTCTTCAAGCGTGTATACACGAATCATTGGTCCACGATTTTCGCGTCCATACCTATCTGGATTTCTGTTGCCAAATTTGGTAATACTAATATCAACGATAAACGGATGTTCAGGATGTTCAAAAGATACACGATTTATAAAACGAAATTCTTTCTTAGATTTTCGCCAATTCTCTATAATAAAATTTTGAATTCCTCTTTTCACTTTTTCTTCTGTTTGATAAGACACGCGGAAATTAAAGTCGTCGAAATCAACTGGACGCACTCTTTCTTTTCTTTCGGTATCACTATCAATAAATCCTGGTTTTTTATGAATAAAATCAACTGATACTGGGTTTGTCACAAATAATGTTTTAATGTCGTTGCTTTTACAATATTCTTGAATATTATGCAATCCCTTTATTTCCGTTCTAACGTCGGAAACTTTAAATCTACCAGTGGTGCTATCAAGAAATTCGCATTGTATACGTAAATAATATTCGCCGTTACTATCTCCTACAATTTTAAAACCAGATGATTTAAGTTTTTTAATTACATTATCATAATCATTGCGCGTCAAGGATTTTATTCCTTTGGTGCCGAATTTTACTTCTAACTCGTGATTTATTCCTGAATAACTAAAGGGATTTGTATTATAAAACACTTTTACTAAATTATTGAATCTTTCTTGGGGGGTTTTCTTTTCCTGAACATTTTCAATAACCTCTTCTGGTTGAAACATTTCCATAGGCGCTTCTCTAAAAGATGGTGTAGGTGGACTATTATTTTTTAAATCAATATCAACCTCTTTTTTGAATTCGTTATTTATATTTACTGATGTATTGATAGAAGTCATTGGTATATAATTAATACATATATTTAAATTGTTATTCATTTTTTTTTATTTGTAGTGCTGCAACTAATCTATAAAATTTGTAATCCGTAAAATTTACATATATATCTGTGTGTGGGTTTGTGGTTTGTGGTCTCTGGGTTTGTGCTTTGCTAAAAATATTGAATAATTGATTCGTATAAATCGTTTTTAGTTTTATTCTTTCCTGTATCTGTATTCATAATATTTATACCTAACTTATTACAAATATTTATTAAATCTTGAACTTTATACGCAGAAGCGGATTTAATAGGTTTATCAACATTGCTAATTTGATAGTATGTAGTTTTAATATGATTCAATGATTCAATGCACGCTATTTCAAACCCATATTTATTATAATATTTCGATTGAGACGGTAGTTCGTGCACTATATACACAATATTACTATCATTTACAAATAATTCGTAATATGTTTTTTTACTGACATAAATAATATTTATATTCTCAATTGCACAAAGAGTAAGAAATGTTTTAGGGTTCAAATTATTTTCATTCGCTAAATTACTTTCTAAATTGGCAATGGTATCGAATTTGTGCATTTTAACAACATCTTTGTTTTGTCTTATAGACGTCACTAAATCAATTTTAATCTGTTTCGCCACTAAGGAATTTTTATTATTCATCGTCTCATATTTTATATCACCATTTTGAATAATGTAAAAACACCAAAACAATGTATCTTGTTGGTTAGGAATATACAATGATTGTTTTTTGATTGACTGCTGCGGTGATTCTCTTACTTTTTGAGTTTCATTTTTAGCAGGCGCGATTTTTGTTTTGATAGATTTTTGAATATTTTCATTATTTAACATATAATCTTGTAATTCATTTAATACATCATTATATGATATCATCTTTACTTACTACATAGTATACTAGTATTATCTTTAATATCTTTTGCGTCTTTTGTAAAAAAGGTATTTCTATAAGCCTCCTTTTGTTTTTCGATATTACCAAGTGTTAATTCTTGTGTATTTACATATTTGATATAAGTAGTTAACTCATCAATAATATATTTTGGTAATTCGGTTAAATTAATGTGAACACCATATTTGTTTTCATTTAATATTGCGTTCGAATGTTTACTAAGAATTCTAAGAACTTCAATTTGATTAAATTTGTTCATATTTTCAATAGTTTCACGAATATAATTCAATTCACTTACCGAAAAATCATTTGTTTCATTTGTGGAAATAATTGCCTCCATTATAACTATTTTATTGATTTGTTTTTAAGTAATAATTACTACTTAAAAGAATAAATTGTTAAAGAATAATATAATGGAAGATGGAATAGAAAATTATAAATCGACTCTTTTTGAGAGACTGAGCAAACAGTGTAAATCTAGTGGTTGTGAAAATACGATATTGTATCTTTATATTCCAGAAAATACTACTCTTTTTACAAATTGTATAATTACGGATAGTAAGAAAAAAATAATGGATTTATCTGAAAATAACAAAGGACAAGTGATATGTTTTGTAAAAGATGAAACCACCAAATTATACAAATCAATTCACATACAGTAGTTCACATCTAGTAGTTCACATCCACTAGTTTGTGCTTCAAACCTAATTTTTTACATAAATAAATTATAATAATTTTTAATAATTTTTAATAATATTTTTTATAATAATAATTGTTATAATGATATAATAACATTTCGCTATTTTGTTATTATATGAATACGTTGGTATTTATTTTTGGTTTATTCATATTTATTCATTTCAATCTTCGATAATTAATTTTGGTTTTGCAGCTGGTTTATATTGGCTATAATCTTTCTCCTTCACTAATTCACCTATAATTGAAATATATTTATCATTGAGTTCGAAACGTTGTCCTATTACTCTTACATTAATTTTATCACCTTCTTTTACGTCTGCAAAATATGATACTGAATAATGATGGTCTTTTGCAATAAATACTACTATAGGCGACGGCACTTCCGTGTCGCTTTCGGCACGAATACCTGCTTTTGTTATATTTTTAGCAACACATGTAATAAGCATACCCTCAATTGGAAAGCAAACATCGCATTCAAACACTACATCAAATAAAACATTATTTCCTTTTTGAATCATTCCACTTGAATATGAAATAATTTTTGATGAATTAGGTTTGATATATCCCTCTACAACACATTTCCCTTCAAAATTTGCCTTAATATTTTCCTCGATATTTTCTTTTAAATTTTTACCAATAGTAGTAATAGGCAATACTATTTTTCTAGTGAGTAAACATCTAGAATAAACAGACTGGATTCTTGTTTCTTTTCTTTTTTTTTGTTGTGTTTGTTTAGATACCGCTTCCATTATATATTATGCATATTATCTTTTAACTATTTTTTAATCAATTATTTTTATTTTAGGAATAGTATATTTTATTTTTAGGAATAGTATATTTTATTTTTATGAAATCTACTATTTTATCTTAGACAAAAACCGAATATATTTTATACCATAACGACATTTCAGGTGTTAAAAACCATTTTTTATTGTCTTTTTTAATTGTATTAAAATATCTTAAAATAAATTCTTGGAAAACACATAATTCGGTATGACCTACCGCTTCACTGATAACATTTCCATTTTCATCTTTTTTTACTTTTGTATTTTCATTAGTAAATTTAGTTTCACCTACAATAGCATTTATTTTTTGTATTGTTTTTTCTTTACCAGCTTCATCACAACGAGCACCAGTATCACGTTTCGAGTCCATATCTTTCGTTTTAAAAACAAAATAACGGTTATTTTTTTCGTACCCAATAAATCCGATAATTTTATTGTATTCGGTAGGATTCATTGTTAAATATTCTTTGGCCTCTTTTGTAGATGCTATTTCTCGCTGGTCTTCTGGTTCTGCTTCAACCCACTTATTATTTTCATTTAACACCATAATTAAACGTTTATTTAAATTATACATAATAAACACGGTGAATTTTTTCGTGGTAATACTATTTGTTTCAAAATATTCCTTCACCAACCATTCAACGCTTCCTTGATTTATGGTAGTTAATGAATATACATAATTCATTACGTCTAGTTTATCTTCAAACATAAGAAGCTCTATCATATGTGCTATCAAAAATTTGAGTAATAAATTGTCGTTTTTACTTTCTGGATATTCTTTGGACATTTTTCGCATAACAATACCACAATGTTTATACCAATTATCGTCACCTCTAGGCACCTTTGACTCTTTAGTGAATTCACGTGTTATATCAAAATTCGTTTTCAATTCATCCATCACCTTTCTACCTGCATGAAATTCATCTTCGCCCATATGTTTATATTTATCTTTGTGTATTTTTCTTTTGTCGATGTTTTTCGTAATATTTTCTTGTACTACAAAATGAATCATATCGTGTTTATAATCAATTGGAACCGACCTTTCGAAAATAGACGCATTTTTGTCTCTCAATTCTACTGGTTGAAACAAATAATAATCGCCGATGTTTACCAGTCTTCCATTTCTGCCATATTTATCCATAATAAATTCATTTTCATCTTCGATTAATTGAGTTAATGCGGAATATATTTGCACATAAGGATATTCCTTAGGTGTTCTGATGGTTTTGAGTAACACGTCTTTCTTATAGAAAAAACTCTCTTTCATTAGCATTCTTATACGTTGTAAAATTTTTTCCGAATTCATAATAATAAAACTCTCGTCATAAGTATCTTCATTAAGTTGTGATTCATCTATTTCTTTATTTGGTCTGCAGTCATAATTACATGTGGCCATGTAATCACATGCTGGTGAAAACGGCGCATCTCCTATTTTAAAATCATGTAAAACAGTTCCGTCTGATAATTCTTGGGTAATGGATTCCTTGATAAGATTTTTCATATTTTCATTGGTAAAATTGGTTTGGTCGTGATTAATAATGCAATCAACCGCGGTTTCCTTTAAAACTCTGGTTACTTTACCAATTTGCACCGCCTTGTATTCAGCAACGCGATATACATATAAATCCGCGGATTCTTCTTTGCCGTCCCCTAGAATAGTTCCATACATAAAAATTTCCACGTTTCTTTTTTCAAAGGGCAAGTCTTTATGAGAAAAATTACGAACACCTCTTCCGATAATTTGCTCAATACGATTCATATTATACCACGGCTCTAAAATATGTATTTGACGAATGAATTTAAAATCTATGCCTTCAGAGCCTGCTTTAGAGATTAAAACAACTTTTACTTTATTGCCATATTTATTATCATCGTCAGTAATACCTTTAACTTCAAAATCATTATTAGGAGATAAACGCGTTTCACCTGTAATCATTGAATAACGAGCTGGCATAAAATCTTTCTTGTCGTGAGGATGCTTCATTGTTCTAACATCTACTACATCGGTTGGTTTATTTTTAAATAATGGTTTCACTCCTTGTCCGTATCTGGTAAATCCCATTTCTTCTAATGCGAGGGCCATGGGTATCAACCCACTATCTATGTATTGTGAATAAATTAATATAATACCTTCAGATACATTACCTGTTTCAGGGTTGACAATTTTATCCAAAATACATTTTATTTTGGCACTATATTTGCCAATTTTTTCACGCGAAAATATTTTACCATAATTATCAAGTGTAGATTTTTTATATTCAAAATCTCCTTTTACTGGTGGTGAACGTTCATCTACGTAAGTCATCATTCTTTCTAATCCAATCTTACCTGTTAGCTGATGGGGGTCAATTGTCATGGTTATCTTTCTTCTAGATACATTGTCTACGCTTTTGTCGTCGCTACCGCTTTTGCCCCCTCCTTCGTTTCCTACCCCTCCTTCGTTTCCTACTCCTCCTTCGTTTCCTCCCTTCGATTTTACAAATTTACTCATATTCTCATCTATTTCCCCATCGTCTGTTTCTTTAACTGGTCCAGGTGTATCATCATGAATAACACCCTTTTCTTCTTCACTTTCTTCTATCGATTCCGAAAAACTTGGCGAAAAATCTTCCGATACATTTTCTTCTGGAATATCATCCAATATGGCTTTTAATCCAGAAACTGGATAAGAAATAATAAGTGATTCTAAAGGGGTTTGTAATAATGTGTAACCAAACGATTCCATGTTTTCAAAAGTAGGCATATCTCTCACCAGACCAGTTTTCGTAGTGATTGAAAAACGTTTGTTTCTTAAATTATAAATGATGTATTTATAAGCGCAATACTGACATTTGCCACACTTATCACATTCGCCAATTTTTGTTAAATATAGGCTTAATACACGTTTTTTGTCTTCGTGTTTTATTTTTTTTAAATTCATTTGGTAAGATGGATAGGCAATTTTTGAAAAAGTGTAATCTTTTGCAAACTCACTTGGGTATACTCTATAAGGGAATGTATATGGATTTTCACCTCGCACAAATGAAATATAACCAGTCGATTTTCTTATTAACATTTCTTCTCCGTTTTTTTTGAAATCTCCGTTTTTATCAAAAATATCCTTCACTTCAATTCTCCCTCTTCTATCGTTAGTATTCATCAAATTTAGTAACCAAATCATTTCCTTGTACGTATTATACATTGGAGTCGCAGAGAGAAGTAAAAATCTCATGTTCAACGCTGATTTAACCAATAATTCTAAATTAATAGCCACTTTTTTATTTTCATTATCGTCTGTTTTGCGAATATTATGGACTTCATCAATAACGATTAATCTATTATTAAATTCATTTTGTAGACGTTTAATAATTCTGCTATTTAGCTCTATTTTAACATCTTTTAGCATTTGTATTTTTGTTTTTTCTTTTGTTTTCATAGATTCTTTTGTTTTTGCATTTTTATGGGCGTCATCATGCTTCTTTTTGAAGGCCTGTTTTTGCACTTCTTCGTCATAATTCATCGTTTTTATAATATAATTCGCAAATTGGACATAACCTAGGAAAATATAATGGGTGTTTATCAAGTTTTTAATTTGACTAATTACCTTATCTTTGGTCATACCTTTCATACTCATCGGATTTATTTCTTTTAATAACTTGTTTCCAGTGCACGAACGAATATTCCATAACCCATCAACAAGTGTTAGTTTTCTCTCGTCGAAAAGTTGCAGTTTAAAATTGTCTTGGACGTTTTCAGAAGCAACAATAATAATTCTTTTGGAAATACCCATTTGTCTCATATAATCGCGCATTTCTTCGCAGACGCCAATTGCACTGCAAGTGTTATGCGTTACTGTAAAATCACCCATTAAATATCTACAATTACCGTCTAAAGTGAAACCATAATAATCATCTTCTTTTAGATATTCTACTTTTATTCCACTAACCAACACATCTTTATCCACCTTTGGAAAAGGTGGAGCCAAATTGAGCGCTATATTTTTTATTGGTATTTCTTCTAGACGATTGCCTGAAATATTTATTATATTACTATTTTTACTTGATTTATAACTATCAAACCCTAGACTTCTAGCTAAGTAAATAACATCGTCTACAAGTATTTCGTTTTTATTTGTAAATACAAATCCAGAACATTTATTATCTAAACATCCGTATCTATCTAATAATCCAGCCAATAATTTTAATCTATTTTCTCTAGAATTACATTTATAAAGTAAAGGAATTTTATCTGTTAACGTATTTCCAATAAGGTATGGGTCCATTGGTACTTCCTTTTCAGGAAAATCTACAGGAACTTTATATCCTTTTAACAGGCCCTTTGATTGTTCAGGTAATTTCAAATAGTCCTTTACTGAAATTTCTATAATATTATCATTTGTGGTGTAATTATCTAGACCTTCATAGTTTTCAGACGCACGTAAACATAAAATATGTTCTTGATTGACGGTATATTTGTCACCCTTTATAGGTATAATGTTGTACATTTTATCCCTACCTCTTGCTAAAGATAGTACCCTTCGAGGTCTAGAATCATCACCCATTAATAATTCACCCTCTTTTATATTTTCTATTAACTTAACAGTTCCATCTGACATCAAAATTGGCGTACCTTTAGCGTGGCATTTGCCACTACCTAATCCGTGGTACAGCAATAAACTACTATAAGGGGTCTGAAATGACATGAAATTTTTAACGAATGCTTGGTGCGGTTGTAATTCAAAATCCGCTTTAGCTAAAAAATCTGCGTGTTCTTTAATATTTTCATGAATGGTTCCATCATATTTCGTGTCGTTAAACTCCTTTTTATTGGCAATTTTAATATTAAACTCTCTATCATTTAAATTTGGGTATAAAAAGGAATCCGCTTCAGAATGGTCAGCTAAATCATTCCGTTCGATGAGTTCTTTCTTAAGTAAAAACTTGTTGCATTCATTCGAATAATATTTTTCATCGTTGCAATCCATTTTTTCAAACATTGTTTTTAATTCATTTTTATCTATGTCCAATAAGCTATCTTTTTCGGTTTCTGAATTGGTTGTATTTTCATATTGTTCTGATTCCACTTGTTCGGATTCCACTTCTTCTTCTAATTCAGAATCCTTTACTTTATTTTTCAATTGATTTTCTTGTTTTTCGGTTTTTTCTTGTTTTTCGGAATTATCTGACATAATACTATATATTATGAATATAATCTATATTCTTGTAATACTTTATTAATATTTGTTATTAATTTCTTTTTCTCTAAATTATATGGTCTGATTGATTCTAAACATCTATCAATTGACATCCATTCTATTTTACTTACTTCTGTTACTTGAAAATTATTCAAATATTCTTCTGTATCATTCATATATGCTAAAAAATATTTATGTTTATATGATTTGTGATTCGTCCCTATAAATGTTTCTTCAAATGGCAATATATTCTCTACAATCATAAGTTTAGAAGACAAAACCCCTGTTTCTTCTTCGAATTCTCTCAAAGCGCATTCTAAATCTTTTTCTTTATAATTACGACGCCCCTTTGGAAATTCCCACTCGGTTTCCATCCATGTAGTTTCACTCTTTTCAACTATATTTTTTAAAGAAATGATTTCATTATTTATGACAACCCCTTCCTTTATTGTTTCAAATTTTTTAAATGAGGTTTGCTCTTCGTTTCTATATTGTGAATTACATGTTTCGCCCCACATATCATTCCATAGAACCGCAAAAGGCTCTGTTAAAATCTTTTTCTTTTCTGATATTGACATTTCGTTTACAATATTCTGTATTTGATAAATATTATAAGGGGAATATTTACCTCTAATGAAATCAATATAACCAAAACTGTCTTTACGTCTTATCATAAGATATTCTAACCCTTTCTCACTAGACCTAAAAACGATTATTCCGTAACTTGTTATCGGCAATTTACATTGATGAAATAAATGGCCTAGTTTGCCGCAATTATTACATACGTTTGTGGTATTTATCATTTTATTCATACTTACTATAACAATAGGCGATATATTTAAATAAGAATCAATATAACTTGTTTTGTGTAAGTAAAATTTTTTGTTTTGATTTTTACTAGTTTGTTTATAAATATTTTTATACTCTAACATAGTAATGCCTACTGCAACTATTTATCTAGACCCCAAGGTTTGGGGGCCTCATTATTGGTTCTTTTTACATACATTAGCAATGACTTATCCACATCACCCAAATGCAGTAACCAAGAAAAAATATTATGAATTTGTGCAAAATCTACCTCTATTTCTTCCAGTACAAGAAATTTCCAGTGAATTTAGTAAATTAATTGATAAGTATCCCATTACTTCATATTTAGATAATCGCGACTCGTTTGTTCGATGGATGCATTTTATTCATAACAAGATAAACGAAAAATTAGAAAAACCCCAAATAAGTTTAAATGAATTCTTTGTAAAATACTATGATAAATACAAGACTTATGATGAAAAATTAACGCAATACTATAAACTACGAGATAGAGCTATCTATTTTGGAATCATATTTAGTTGTGTAGGTGCAATATACTATTTATATGATAAATAAAAATGTCGTCTTCTATTATCTTTATCAGATATATTGGGTGTATATATTTTCTGTATATATATAAGTAATATGACAGAGTTTACAAATGAGAATAAACAAACTACAAATGAACAAAATAAAAACGATACAAATATCAATAATAAAGGAGGTAAGGTTTTAGCATCTGGTGGGTTTGGGTGTGTATTTACTCCTGCATTAAAATGTGAAGACGCGAATCATAGAGAGAAAAATAAAGTGTCAAAACTAATGACCGAATCTCACGCAAGAGAAGAATACGAAGAAATAATCTCGTTTAAATCAAAATTAGATTCGATAAAAAATTATAGAGACTATTTTTTGATATATGATGCCACATTATGCAAACCAGCAAAGTTAACAGAAAGTGATTTAGTGAATTATTCGAAAAAATGCTCTGCGTTAAAAAAAACAAACATTACTAAAAACAATATGAATGATAATTTGAATAAATTAATGTTATTAAATATACCTCAAGGCGGTCTCCCTGTGGATGATTATATTCATGACAATGGTTCTTACGAAAAACTCTATGATTTACATATATCTTTGATTCACTTATTTAAAAAAGGCATTCTTCCTATGAATTCAAAAAATATATTTCATTGTGATATAAAAGATTCAAATGTATTGGTGGACGACACTACATCACCTGTAAAATCTAGACTCATTGATTGGGGACTGTCTACGGAGTATACCCCCTTTAGAGACGACCCCTTTCCGAAAACATGGAAAAATAGACCATTACAATTTAACGTCCCTTTTTCAGTGATTATTTTTACCGACATGTTTGTTGAAAAATATACTACATTTATTGAAGATGGCGGTGATTATAGAGATGACGATGAGCTTAGACCGTTTGTCTTAGAATATGTTACCGAATGGATGAAGGAACGTGGTGCAGGACATTACAAATTTATCAACGAAATTATGTTTATTATATTTTGCAATAGTTTAACGTCGGTATCGGAGAAACAAAAACCAAACATCATTGAAGCAGAGTTTACAATGCCATATATTGTAAATTACATTATGAGCATATTAAAAAAATATACCAAATTTCGCGATGATGGTAAATTAAATTTGAGAGAATATTTAGACAATGTCTTTATTAAAAATGTGGATGTATGGGGGTTTATAAATGTGTATTTTCCTATGTTGGAATTATTTTATAATAACTATAGAAACTTGAACAAAAGTGAATTTCTTCTTTTTGGAATATTGAAAGGAATGTTTGTTGAAGTTCTATATTTAACTGGGGATGAACCAATAAATAAAAATGATGTATTGGCCGAATTGAAAAATATCAAAATGGTATTGTATAAATTAGCATTTGGAAAAGACGAGTCATTGAAGTCTTCCTATTCGTCAGATAAAGCAAGTGGTATTAAAACACGAAAAAATCGAGGGAAGCGTTTTTTGAATACGAAAACAAAAACGAAAATGAAAACAAACATTTCGTTTAAACGCGGACCTAAGGTAAAAAGGTTTAAAAACCCTATTTTTCTAGATGTAAAATAAAGAATAAGAAAAGAATAAGAAATAGAATAAGAAATAGAATAAGAAAAATTACAGGAACAAATAAAATATAATGATAATATAAATGATCAAAGATTTTAGTAAACTTTGCACCCCTGCAAAAATTTATTTTGCAATTGCGGTAATAGCTTCTATTTTTGCGTTATTTAAAGGAGTTGGTGTCATTGCAGTAGCAATTAAATTGTTATTTGCCTTTATTTGGACCTTTATCTTAGGTTGGTTATGTAGTAAAGGATTACACACATTATCATGGTTCCTAGTTTTGTTACCTTATATCATAATTGCTTTAGCAATGTTTAGAATATACAATGTAACACGTCAGCAAAAAAATTTATTAAAATCTCTTCAATTACAAGGTGCTTATGGACAATAAAAATTCAAAGTAACCCCCCAGAGAAAGTAAGTAAAAGAAAAATAACTGAAATTTATTATTTAATACAAATATTACATACAAATATTAAATACAAATATTATATATGAGATTAGAAATATTTGTATTAGGTTTAACAGCGTTTTTTGTATATAATGCTTACACCGACGGAAAATATACAAAAATGCTAATGTCATTTAAGAAATATTATAAAATGATATTTTATGTACTTCTTGGTGTAGGAATATATATATTATTAAAAAGGAATCCACAACAAGGAAAAAATATGCTCTTTTACGCAAATAATTTGGTTAAATTTATGCCTATTGACAAAACATCTATGGACATGCTAAGTCCCATTATAGATTTCACATCAAAAAACGACACTGACGACGAATGTTTTATGGAATCATTTAATGGAGCAAAAATGGGTCCTGGTTTTTGCGGCGAAAGAAGAATTGTTAGTTCTGGTAAAAACGGCACCAAACGTTCGGTAAGTGAAACAAAAAAGAAATATGTTGCTGCAAATCAAGATTGGAAATGTGGTCACTGTCACGCGCAATTAGACCATACATTCGAAATAGACCATAAATTACGATTGGAATATGGTGGTGGAAATGATGTGCAAAATTTAGTAGCATTATGTCGCAATTGTCATGGACGAAAGACCGCCAGTGAAAACATGTAAGTAAATATACTAATTATAAAATAGACATAACTAAAGGAAAATGACAAAACAATTTACGACAAAACAATTTATGACAAAACAATTTACGACAAAACAATTTACGACAAAATAATATTCACATATAGTAATATATGAATACTAATAATAATATCGATAGCATGAGTAATAGCACTAGCACGAGTAATAGCAACAATGCTTTAAAAGAAATACGAACACCCAGGGTATTTTATCCATTCATGCTACTCATATTTTTTTTAATCATAATGCTTTTTTTTACAATGTTTAAAGTCGATGCCAACATTGAAAAAAATGTATACATTATTTTATTTTTTTCTTTATTAGTGGTCGGCATTTGCATTACTTTAATACCTAATTTTGGCACTATTAAAAATTTATTTGAGCAAATTGGTAATGTAGTATATTTAATACTTTATGTAATAGGGTTAATTTTATTACTATTCATGACTTCAGACGAAACCTTGAATAAATACGCTTATATTATAACACCAGCCGCAATCATTTTAGGAGCATTTTTCTTTTATTTAAGTTCCGCAGAAAATTATGTAGTAAAATTTGACGTTAATTATGAGCGAATAAAAACAATGATTCTATTTTTGTGTTTTATTACCAGCTTCGCATTATTATATAATGTAGACCCTGGAGGTTATATTAAAAAATATTTTGGATTCAGCATTTTGTTAACCATTATTATATCAGTCTTTGTATTTTTATATTTAATGATAATATTAACCCTGCCTGATAAGTCAACAATCAGTTCTAAACAAACCAATTTTTTGGATAATTTTACCAGTCTCTCTGCGTATGGCAGTATTGCCTTTGCGGTATTTCTTACAGTGATGCTTATTTTATGTTATACCCATCAAGGAGAGTTGTTTCAAAATAAAACAAAAATGGGCGCATCAGCCATTATTTTACTGGTGATATGTATTTTATGGGGTGTATTACTAATTGGAAATTTATTTACCGACACTGGCGATAAAACAAAGTCAAACAGCACAGTTAGTTTATTTAAACGTTCGTTGCTCATTTTATTCGGAATAGTTATTTTTGGTTTAATTATATTTTGGTTTGTCTACAATATACAACACTTATCTAGCAACTCTAGTATTGTTAGTTTCGTATTAAACTTGGTATTATTATTAATTATTTTTGGTTTTATATATAAAACAATCTTTGTAAAATTACCGCAGGGTAACGAGAATAAAAATGCCTTCTTTACATTACTATTAAATAGTATCTTTTATATTCCACGCTTATTTACAGGTGCAGTAAAAAATGTGGGCAATTCTATACCTAGCGAACAAAAAAGCACCCCCACTAGCGCCATAATAGCCTTTATAATCGCTGTTTTACTCTTCGTCATATATTTCAAAGGTCATTCATTATTCAATTTATTAAACACACAAGGAGGTAAACAATTGGTGAATAAACCAGTGTATACCAATGCGCAATATTCATTAGGCACTTATGCGGACTTAAATGGTAGTGAAACAATGGACTATCAATATGCCATTTCATTTTGGGTCTTCTTAGATGCTACTGCTCCGAATATGAATGCGTCTTATTCTAAATATACTTCTTTATTGAATTTTGGTGAGAAGCCAAATGTTCTTTATAATGGAAAAACACATACGTTGATGGTTACCATACAACAAACAGAATTAAATAATACAACTCAAAACAAATTAATTGATTTTGATGAAAACGGTAACCGAATTCTTTATAAAAACGAAAACATGTTATTACAAAAATGGAATAATATTATTATCAATTATAGTGGTGGCATTTTAGATATATTTTTAAATGGCGAGTTAGTCAAATCCGATGTGGGTGTTGTCCCTTATTATTCGCTTGATAATTTGACGATAGGCGAAGAAAATGGTATTCAAGGTGGTATATGTAATGTGGTTTATTTCAATAAATCATTAACGAGTGCAAATGTATATTATCTATACAATATGGTGAAATATAAATCACCTCCAGTTCTCAATGAATCTAATGAAACTATAGTAAAACAAAATATAGCTACTACCACTAGTGCAATAAATTCGGTAAATATATAAACTATTATGATGGTATATAATGATAATAGTTACAAATTATACAAATCATATTTTTACAATTGATATTATTATATTTTACTTTTGGTGTAAAATCACTAATTTCACTTTAGAAAATTTCTACAACTATATTATATAATGAGTGTTATTAGTATTGTTATTACAGTAGTGGTTATTTTTATTATTTATATATTAATAAAATATATCTTAACTGACCCATATATACTTCAAAATTTACAGGACGGAAAAACTGCTACAACGATTGCGGCTACATCTTTAGCAACAAATGGTTCCAATGTTCCTTCTAGTAATTTCGCGTATTCTATATGGTTTTATGTGAATAATTGGAATTATCGTTACGGCGAACCCAAAGTTATTTTTGGTCGAATGGGCGCTGTTAGTGGCGACGGCTCTGGTTCTATTGATGGTATAAGTGGTCTAGACCCTTGTCCAGCGGTGGTTTTAGGCGCAGTTGAAAATGATATTTCTGTTTCTTTAGGATGTTATCCAGGAGCGGACCAAGAACCAACCACTAGTGGTGGAAAAACCGTAATCCACACTTGTTCTGTAGCAAATGTTCCTATTCAAAAATGGGTAAATTTAATAGTAAGTGTTTATGGCAGGTCTATGGATATATATATTGATGGCAAATTAGTTAGAACTTGTTTATTGCCTGGTGTAGCTAGTGTAAATAACGATGCAAATATTTATGTTACACCTCTAGGCGGTTTTGAAGGATGGACTTCCAAATTTGAATATTATCCAAATTCCATAAATCCACAAGAAGCATGGAACATTTACTCTAAAGGTTATTCTACTGGATTTTCTAGCATGTTTAATACTTATCAGGTTCAGGTGTCTTTAGTTGAAAATGGAACGACTCAGAGCACCGTAACATTATAATAGCGTCTCTCTAAGAATAGCTATAAAAAATAAACAGTAATTGACTCTTACTTTACTTTTTATTTTTACTTTTGAAATTTTCTTATTTATGTAGTATATATATAATGAGTGATAACGGCGTATTTAATTCATTTTCAACATCTAATAAAGGAACTTTTGGACCACGTGAATTTTTAGAATCAAATAGTTTAGTAGCAAAATTGGCATTTTTATTATTTGTTATCTTTTGTTTCATCATATTAGTCAGAATAGGTGTTTCCCTTATGGCTTATATTTTTAAACCAGATGAGTCTCCAAAACTTATCAATGGAATGGTCGAAGCTACTCAGCAAATCATTTTCCCACAAGACCCAAGTTACAACAATGCAGTCACTATTTATAGGTCAGTAAATGCTACCAAGGGCGTCGAATTCACTTGGTCGGTGTGGATATTGATAAATAATTTAAATAGCTCGGATAGTTCTCCTACCTATAAACATATTTTTAGTAAGGGTAATAGCGACCTCCAAGAAAACGGTTTGATTTATCCTAACAATGCACCTGGCTTATACATTGCACCAAATACCAATACTCTGGTGGTCATGATGAACACGTTTGATGTTATCAATGAAGAAATATCTATACCTAACATTCCTATTAATAAATGGGTAAATGTTATTATTAGATGCCAAAATACGACATTGGACGTCTACATAAATGGCACCATTGCGAGAAGCATCAATTTAGTGGGCTTACCTAAACAAAACTATGGTGATGTATATGTGGCCATGAATGGCGGTTTTGATGGTTACATTTCAAATTTATGGTATTATAATTATGCTTTAGGGACTGCAGCTATTCAAAAATTGGCAGAAAAAGGTCCTAATTTGAAAATGATTGGTTCGAATGGTTTAAGTGATACTTTTTACGATTATTTGTCCTTACGGTGGTTCTTTTATGGAGCTGGCGATAGCTATAATCCTGCTATTCAAGCTCCGTCGAAGTAAAGACGCCTTTGGACATGTAAAGTAAAATATTCTAATATTATATATCCTTCATTATATTTTATAAAGGATATATAAGATGGTTGATTACCTACCTGTTCCTACAAGGGTATGGTCTAGAGTGCAAAATCCATGTGTATATTTATTGCCAAACGATTCTTATAGTACTGCATATATTCCTCTGACTAACCAAACACTATCTTTAGCCCAAGCAAATTATCAAGAAAAATTATTATACAAAGGGAATATTTTACAACATAAAAAAAATAGTTCGCAATTAACCAAAAAACAAAAATATACCCAAATAGCCAAAGGTTTAGGGCCTAGTCGAAAAAAATCGTATGCCACCCAAAGTCAAACCTACACCAATCCAAACACAACTGGATTATTGCGTATAAATTACAATGAAGTTCCTTTCCCCAATGAAATTGTTGGCGCACCCAATAACATTTCAGGACCGTATCAATACAACGTTCCAAATCCTTTTGATTGTCCAAGTAATTCCTTACAAGATGGTGGTAATTTAGTATGTGGAACATATACCAATCCTTGCACTGGTGAAATTATAGAATCTAGCGTAACATCCGCCGATATTTATACTCCGTCGTATTGTTCCGATGTTCCAGGAACCCCTATTGAATTATATTGGAATAAGAAAGTGCAATCTTGGTTCCCAAGACAACGATATACAATGAATAACAGCGGAGATAAATGGCCGCAAGGTTATAAAGGATTAATCAGTGCGATTAGACCTAAACCTCCTGTCATCTCTTTAGTATATGAAACCGACGATATTATTGAAATCTCGTGGGCAATCGTGACGAGTGATTGTCTACCCATTTCTAGTTTCAATGTGTATATTAATAATACATTTTATATTAACATTAAAAATGCGCGTGATAAATTGTATTTACAAACCATCGATAAAAATTATATTCGAGATTTACTAGGTAACAAACTTACTGATAATTACGAATTTAATATACATATTACATCGTTGACACGCGACCAAGAATCGTTGCCTTCAAAGACAATGAACAATGCAGGACTCTATGGTTCGACAGAACTGCCGAATACGTATGAGTCAATGTCT